TTTTTTAAAGATTTAGATGATATTAGAAAAGAATATCAAAAAGAATTAGATGAAATATTGACAATTCAAGATAGATTATATTTAAAAGAAGGTAAAGATATAGGTGAAAAAATAGATAACTATCTAAAAATATTTTTAGGTAATTATGCAAACACAAATTTAGATGAATTTTTAGCTGAAGGATTTACTGAATATAAATTAAAAACAAATCCATCTAAATATGCTTTAAAAATTGGTAAATTATTTGATAAATTTTATAAAAAGTAACAATGGAAGCAGTTGATTTAATATGTTTTAGATGTAAACATTGGAGAATATTCAATGGTGGTTGTGATGCTTTTGGCAATGATATTCCTCGTGAAATTACATCAGGAGAAAATGATCATTCTAAACCATTACCTGACCAAGAAAATGACATAGTTTTTGAACCTATTGAAACAGAAAAGAAATGATAATAATTAGAGCAATCAACAAAGCAACACAAGCAACACATGAGTTCACTCCTACTGAATGGTATGAAGAACAAAAGACAAATCAATATCTTTATTCCGGTACTGTATTCAAGGAATCACAGAACATTACTCCAATACAGCCTAAAGTAGTACAAAAATCAGGTCGTGGATGTGGCTGCAGAAAATAGATATGTTTATAGAACTGATGGTAAAACAATATGTCAAAGATGATGATGATATATCAATTGATGATATTGAATCTTGTGACATTAGACATGTAAAATGCTGCATCAATAAACAGCATGTAAGCAGTTTTGAACAGTCAAGTTTTGACCAGGAAGAAACAATAATTATGATGAGTAACGGAGAGCAGATAACTGCATTGGTTAGTTATAAGATTTTTAAAGCATTATTTTTAAAACTAAATTAAGACAAATGGAATTTTTAAAAACAGTTGTAGAAAAGTTAGGGTTTGACCCTGAAACATTGGATAAGCTATCCAAAAATGAATTGCCGATTGATGATGCTGTTAATGGTTATGTAAGCAGGATTGAAAAATCTGTTACTGAAAGATTATCAAGACAGATTGAAGAACAGAAGAAAACAGAATTGTTTGGTGCTGCCTATGCTAAGACAGAAAAGCAGTTAGCTGATGAATTTCAACTGGATCTGACTAAATATGATTCTGTTGATAAACGTGACCGGTATAAGACTATTCTGAAAGATTTAAAGCAATCTCAATATGAGATGGTAGAAAAGCTGAAACAAGAATATACAACAGCAGATCAACAGAAACTTCAACAACTTACACAGCAGTTAGAATTAGCCAATGCAAAGCTGAATGAAGAAAAAAGAACAGCACAGGAATTGGTAATGGCTGAACAGAATAAGTTCAAAGACTATTTAAGAAATCAGCAGATTGATGGCATCAGAAATAAACTGGTAGAATCAATCAAAAATCCGAGACTTACTCCTAAAGAAATGAGAGCAGTTTTTGAAGCTGATGTAAGAGAAAATGGCTATACTTTTGAACTTGACCAGGACAATAATGTTTGGGTTAATAAGGATGGCAATAGAGTTAAGCATCCAATGAAACCAACAGAGAATCTGAAATATGAAACATTGTTTGAGATTGTTTCACTTGAAAATAATTTCATTAAGCAAAGCAATGCAACAGATAACACTACTAAGTTTGTGTTTGAAGAAAAGTCTAAAGATGGCATTCATCCGGCAAGATTGAAATATCTTCAAGAACGTGGTCTAATATAACCCTTACTATCTAAACAAAAGAGCCTGGTATTATCCAGGCTTTTTTTATTACATCAGATTGTTAAGTTTCATTGACCGAATTAAACGTGTTATTCCAATACCACCTCCCCAACGTGCAATAAAATCATGTCTTAGAAATTCATTTAGTTCATCCAATACTCTGTTATATCCAAAGGTTGAAAATAGTTTTTCAGAATATTTACCATTTTCGATTGTAAAAAATGTTTCTCTCATTTGTTCCTTATCACATGAACGTTCTGCAGATCCTATTGTTTCCTGACCACTTAGAATTACATCAATCTTATTTGCTGTTCCGGTATTGTTTCTGCTCATGTTCCAAAATGGATTGGTATATTCCGGAAATTGATTTATGAAAACTATTGGACCAAAATCTTTTTCCATTGCATTTTCTTCAATAGATGTAAGTTCTTTCATGTCATAGTGATTAGCCAATTGTTTATAGCTATAATTATGAAATTCACGTTTGAATCCAAGATAATCTAATAGGTCAATTTCAAATTGATACAGGTCAGCAATTCCACCATGTGATTCAAATTCAAACATAGGAAATATTTTACAATGTCTACCCTCAATTGCATTCGGTTCATTCCGGTAAGATGTAGACAAACAGAAACATCCTGAAATAGTTGGGTTTTTTAATAAACTTCCCTCCAGGTGCATCTGACCTGTTTGTGGCAATGGATAAACTTGTGAATCGTACACAAATGTGCTGATGTTGTGTGGATCTTCACAGGCTGCAAGAATAGACAATCTGTTTTGTGTATGGACTTCAAGAAATCCTTTTTCAAAACAAAATTCCCTTAATTTTTTTGTTACAAAAGTAAAATCCGCATCGTTAATATGCGGATAGAAAGAATTGTTCATGTAGTTAATTATTTTTATCTTCAAAATATTGGTCTTGATGTTCATCTTTTGCCATCACTAAACCTATCAGAATCAAAAATATTGCAATTGTTAATATTATTATAGCAGTCATAGTATTTTTTTTATTTAGTTTCAAATAAAGGAAACATTTTACTAATCTGATCCTGATTGCGAGTTACTCTGATGGCATCTTTCCATTGATGCTTCCAGTTGTGTAAAGCAGAATCCTGTTCTTCAATTGATTGATAAATAAAAATTATTCTGTAATACTCACGTTCTTTAACAATTGCTTTTTCAATCATTGCTCTGTCATCCATTGCCATGAACATAAGCGGTTGTAATAGTTGTGGATTTTCTGTTGATACTACCTGAACACAGTAGAATAGTTTTTGAGCAGGTTTAGTTTGAGCAGTTGCAGAAATGCTAAGTAATAATCCGAGTGCAAAAAATAATGTTTTCATTGTGATTAAGATTTAAAGAGTTATTAAATAAAATTGTAAGATGATTCCCAGTCTAATTTGTCTTGTGTATTTAAATTTATCTCTAAAAGTTTGTATAAATCTTTTTCAGATATAGCTAATAAATCTGCTAAGTATTCCGGTTCAATACATTCTCCATCTAAAATTATATCTGTTATTTGCCAGTAAGCAGGAATATTTTCGTGATGGAATCCATCACCATAAGCATCAATAAAAGTTCCGGTAACTTCAATTGTGTAATCTTTGATTTTAATTGTTGTTGTTGTCATGGTTTAAAAATTTTTCAGATAAATAAATGTTTTTGCCTTGTAGTTTGTAAAGATATAAAGTATTACTATCCATCATCATGTAAGATTTAATGTGAATAATGGTACTTGTAAAAGGTTTTGTCATTCCATCATTGTAAGTGACTGTATCACCTATTTTGAATTTGCTTTGCATAATGTTAAAATTTAGTGGTTAATAATTCCGTTTGCGTTAATGATGAATCAAAGATACGAGTGTTTTTTATAATTGCAAATATTTTTATAAAAAAATTATTTTTTTTTCTGCATTATTTAAAATTATCTTTGTTTTTGTAAGTCCTCTCACACTTATACGATGCTCAAAGCATAGATTTTGTCGCTTTTTGGTAGCGAATTTATACCAACACAATTTTTTCCAATTTTTAAATTTACTTAAATAATGAGTATCAAATTAGCTGATGCGTGGAAAATTATAGACCTCACGCTGAACAATAACAACGGCATGCGTTCCATGCCATCTCCGAACATTGGACTTTTACAACTTCTTACATCTTCTGCTAATCGTGCTGCTTCCAGGGTTAAACTTGGTAACGTACAGGCTATTGATCGTGGAGATGGAAAAGTTTACAAAGTTTCACGTTCTTTTTTCCCTCGTTTAGGTCAGGTAAACAATGCTTCTGTAGAATATTGTCCTACAGATGGTGATGTTATCAAACCTTTGTATGATGAAGTAGAAATCAAAAATCAGACTGTTTCAAGAAAAATCAAAATTGACGATGAGTTAATGAGATGTATTAAAGAAAACAGAGCAGATTATCAGAATGCGTACATAAATGAAGTATTAAGAAATCACATCAACCTATTAGGTCAGCAAGTTTCTACAATTGTAGGTACTAATGGTTACATTGGTGGCTTTCCTAAATGTGATTGTGATAGCACTCCTGCTGCATGTCTTGACCTGCCATTGTTTATTTCAACTGGTTTAGGTATCAATCCGGTTGGTGAATCAATCCTTGATTCTATCCGCAAGCAGGCTGAAATTGACCAACAATTAGTTTTAGTTGGTGGTACTTTGCTTGATCAATACAGAAAAGCAAGAGCAATTGCATCCGGTAATGATAACGGTTTTGATGCTTCTTTGTTAGACATTACACGTTCTATCTACTACGATACACATATTCCTGCTGCAATGGGTGGTAATAACAAAATCATTGCAATGGCTCCAGGTGCTTTGCAATTGATTACTTATGCTAAGAATCAAGGTCAATTCTCTTATGAGTTTGAAGATCAAATGAGAACAACTGTTGTTGACCCTTGGTTAGGTCTTACACATGATGTTTACATGTCTTACAGCAAGTGTAATGCTGAAATTGAACTTTATATCCAGTTCGTTACTAACTGGGCTGTAGTTGGTATGCCTAAGTGTTGGTCTGCTGATGATTGCTTACTTGAAAACGTTCTTGATGTATTCTGTTTTGATGTTGTTTGTGCTGATACTGGATATTGCGATATTGAAGCTGCTTGTGGCAAAACATCTGTTTCTGCTCCAACAACTGCTGTATTCTGTGATAGTGCTGAATTGTGTGTATCTCCATGTGATGCAGGATTTGTTTCTGAATGTGGTGGAACATACAATGTATTCAACTATGTTGGTGTAACTTATGAAGAAGTAAGTGCTGTTGTTATCAATGGTATTCCAATTTCTTTAGGTGGTACATTTGATCTTACTACATCTTCCGGTGGTAATGCTTTCATGGTTGCTCTACAAGCTGCTTTGGCTAACATTCCAAGTATCTTATCTGTTTCAGGTGGATGGGATGGTACACAAACAGTTGCAAACATTGTAACTAACAACACTATCCTTACTATCAGCTTGTTTGATAACGCTGCAGGTTATGTTGCATTCTATCTTGAAGTATCTGAACTTTGTCATATTGTTAGCACATCAGTAGCTTCTACCGGTGCAACATTGACAAATCTTGACTGGACTGCTCCAGGTCCTGTAAGTTTTGATGGTGCTCCAGGTGCAAGTATATTTACTGCCGGATTTGTAGGTACTTATAGTAACTTCTTCACTGATACAACTGGTGCTTATCAGTTAGTTATCACAGATTCAGTTGCTTGTACTGATACATTCAACGCTACAGTATAGTAATAATTTTGAATGATGATATGGGGTAGAGTAACATCTACCCCTATTTTAAAAAAAAATATATATGAATAAGATTCAGGAAGCATTAAATATCATAAAGAAATTTCATCCATCTTTCAATGTTCAGAAAACTGATGTTGAAGAAATTGTATTTTTATTCGATTATAAAATGAATAAGAAAACAGTTGGATCAGAAAAAATTACACAGGCAGTTGAGAAAGCTGTTAAACAACAAGACTATCCTAAAGCGGTTAAATACCAGGATGGAATGTTGTTCATCCTTAAACCTGAAACGATTGCAGAACCGGTTAAGGAACAAACGAAAGAGATTAAGGAACAAACGAAAGAAACTGTAAATGAAGAAGTTACAGTAGAAGAAGCACCAAAAAAACGTACAAGGAAGAAAAAAGAAGATGTGGACACTTCAATTGATAATGTGGACACTTCAGAATCAAATGTGGACACTTCAGAAACTGAATAATTATGCTTACTAATTCTCCATCTTGTTTAGATAACTATATTGTTTTTTACAATGGCTGTTATGGTGATGATACTCCGGTACCAACATCAGGATATTACATTGAAAATTTAGAGGGATTGACCATTGAGAATGTAGCAATGATCAGTCCTGAATTGTTAATATCTGCAACACAGACAATCAAAGAAAAGATGTTGTTTGCTGCCAGTATTGTAGAAAACAGATTAAAGGCTATTCTGAACAGCAGAGGGATTAAGCTGAACACATTAGGTAAATTATATAGTGCTTGTGCTGTTACAAACGTGGCTGATTTGCCTGCTGCATTTGATCGTGGTATAAGAATATCAAAGAAGTGGTTAAATAGTCCACAGAGCAGAATTTTTATTGATGCAGTACGTTTTAAAAGTAAGGTTAACGGACCATCTGTAATAAAAGTAAAAGATTTATTAGGTAATGTCTTGTGGCAACAGAATACAGTTTTGATTGCAGAAACTGAACATACTGTATTTATAAAGAAACATTTTAATCCGGATATTATCCTGGTTACAATTGATACTACATCAATACAGCCTTATATCTATACATGTGATAAAACAACTAACTGCACTCCTTGTGATGCAAATATAAACTTAGCTATTGATGGATGGAATGGTACAGGTGTTGGTCCTAATGGATATGTTTCTGTTTGTGTTAGACTTGATTGTACTGATAAGGATATTATATGTCAGTTTTTGGACAGACTTGGATTAGCTATCTTGTATCAGACTGGAGCACAAATTGCTAAAGAATGGTTAGCACCAAACAATAGATTGAACATTATTAAAACACATGGTCTTGAATGGGCATCACAGATGGCTACAATGTGGGAGACATTAAGCAATGAGTATTTGAATAATGAGATTGACAATATAATTCAGATTCTTGAAACAGATAAGTTCTGTTACAGATGTGAAACAAGATTGAGAATGTATGCAATGTTACCTGGATAAACATTTAAGTTACTAAGCTAACAATTTAAGTTACTAAGTTAAAAATTTAAGTTACTGACCTAACAATGGCATTAGAAAGTATTGCAGAAAGATTATTAGCTTTAAAAATCATAGCAGGTGATACTAATACTCAAAAACGTATTAGCCAGGCTGCAGCATTTTCTGTAATAGCTGAATATAAAACAAGGATATTTGTAGATGGATTAGATAAAGATTTACAGCCAATAGGTCAATATAGTTTTAGTAGTTTTTATATCAATCCGAACAGTCCACAATTATTTGGTGTTAGTTCTGCTGCAATTAAACCTGCAGGTAAGTATGGAGATACAAAGTTTAAGAATGGAAATCCACATAAGACAAAATACTTAGCTGATGGATATTCTGAATTAAGAAACTTGACTGGTAGACAGAATGCTTTTGTAGATCTAAACTTTTCAGGTAGTTTATTTAATTCGGTCAAGGTAATTGAAGAGGGTAATAATAGTGTTGTAGCTTATACAGTTCCATCAGAAGCAGAAAAGATGGTATGGAATGAATTAAGATTTGGTAAAGATATTTCTACTGTATCAGACAATGAGCAAAAGATAGGAGCAGAAGCAGCACAATTGGAATTTTTAGCAATTTTAGAAGAATTTGACTTACAATGATTATAGCACAAACAATAATAGATTATCTTATAAAGAGCATTGAAACTGAAATGAATGCTGTTACCGGTGCAAATGTTACCGGTAAAGGTATTGCTATTAAGGATGTTTTAGGTCAAGTTGTGAGTTTAGAAACATCAGGTTCAGGTGAAAGAGAATATTTAGGTCTTAATGATACACTAAGAACATATTTCTATATCAGATTGAATGGTAACTATACAGAAACAAGAAAAGCAGCAAATGTAAAACGTGGTTCATGTGGATTAGAATCGGAAGTAAGAGTTCCGTTAAAAGCAGTTATGCAACATCCATGTGCTGACCCTCGTATGTTATTAGATGCTTTCAAATATGGTCTGTTTAATACTAATTTTAAAGGTCTTATTTGGGGTTATGATATAGTAAATATTAGAATCTTCCCTGGAATAAGTTCTGTTGTATCATGGGAGATTTATGCTTTAGAAACAGGCAAAGATGCAAAGACAATGAATAGTCTGATGCAGATTGTTAGCCATGACTTTGAACTTAGATTTGATTTAACTTATTCTGATAAATGTAAAAAATTTAAAATCTGCTAATATGAATTGCTGTCCTTGCTGTGAAAAGACTTTATACTTAGGCTGTTATAATCCATGTGGAATGGTCATAGATTTTGATATGATTGTTACAGGTGGCATGGCAGGTGATTGGACATTGCAATTAACTTTTGGCAGACAGATACAGAATTTTGTTGTAAGTTTGGCAGTTGGTGATGATATAAAATTTAACCTGTCAAATCTGAATGAATATTACACTTATTCCTTAACTTTGCGTGACCCTAATGGTGATATAGTCTTAGTTGAAGTCAACGGTGAAGAATATGACTGCTTTGAGTTTAAAACACAGATTGGTGCCATAAATGGAATTGTTATATCTTAAAATAATAAATTATGTACGCTTCTTTCAAATTCCCAATTGTAATTGTTAAGCAAACAAATGGCAATGTATTTATTTACAATGCTAATACAAATGAATATGTAAAATCATTGACTTCTGAATATGTTGAACTAATCTGTAATGATAACGGAATAGTTAAATTAGTCCAGGAAGCAGGTGCAGAATATTTTGATCCTGCATTGGTAAAAGCAACAGAAGTTGTTCCTAATGCTGCTGTTAATTTTACCGGTACATGTTCAGACCTTAGTGAGCTTTTAGCTACTGATTTTTTTTTTGAATTAGGCAGTTCAGTTGGTGGTTGTTGTGATTTAAGTTCTACACTAACAGTTGGTAATAGTGCAGGTGGGAATGATATTGACCTAAATAATAATGATTTATTGAATGTAGATAAAGCTACATTTAACTTAGGTACTTCTGATACTGCAGGTGTTGGTCAACTTGTTTGGAATAATCAGGATGGCACTTTAGATTTAGGTTTACAAGGCGGTTTAATCAATAGACTTGGTCAGCAATTAGTTATTAAGGCACGTAATACGAGCGGTTCTTTGATAGCAAAAGGCAGCGTAGTTAAAGTAGTTGGTGTTGCAGGCGGATTTGTTGGTATAAACTTAGCACAAGCAGATACCATAACAAATAGCGAGACAGCTTTTGGTATTGTTGCTGAAGACATCGCAGACACAAGCAACGGTTTTGTGGCGATTAACGGATTAGTACACGGATTAAACACGAACGCTTTTACTGAAGGTGATATTTTGTATCTAAGTACAACAACACCTGGAGCAATAACAAACATAAAACCCTCAACTCCAAATTATATAGTTGTGGTTGGTTATGTCGCTAAAAAAAGCGCAACGGATGGACACATTTTATTGCATGTTCAAAACGATACAAGACAAGCTGTAGAGATACAATTAGCTGCGAGTGATGAAACAACAGCCTTAACAACTGGAACGGCTAAAATGACATTTAGAATGCCTCATGCTATGACATTGACAGCGGTTCGTGCAAGTTTGACAACGGCTCAGGCAAGCGGTTCTATATTCACGGTTGACATAAACCAAGGCGGTAGTTCTGTTTTAGGTACAAAATTGACCATTGACAATACAGAAAAAACAAGCGTAACGGCTGCAACACCTGCAACAATTACAACATCTGCGCTTACAGACGATGCCGAAATTACAATAGACATTGACCAGATTGGGAATGGAAGCGCAACTGGTCTTAAAATTACTTTAATCGGAACAAGATGATAATAAATCCTTACGTTTTTGCTAATTTAGATCCAGATGCTTTAGCATTTTTAACAGCTGCAGGAATTACAGATCCTACAATTACATCTGCAATAAATACACTTACTTTAAGTCTTAAAGCTAATAATTTGTGGACTAAAATGTACGCAATTTATCCATTTGTAGGCGGTTCAGCAACTACACATAAATTTAATTTAAAGAATCCTGCTGATACTGATGCAGCGTTTAGATTAGTTTTTAATGGTGGATGGACACATACAAGTAATGGTATAACAGGAAATGCTGTAAATGCTTTTGCTAACACTTTTTTAAATGCTTCTGTTACTATTTTAAATGAAGGTTCAATTGGTATTTATAGCAGAACAAATGTATCAGAACAGGGTTATGACTTTACAAATATAGTAGGTGGGTTAGAACAATCAGTTATTTCAAGATGGTCTGATAATAAATTCTATGTAAATTCAGGTTCTGCTACCTATCCAAATGTTGCAAATTTAGATTCGAGAGGATTATTTAGTATGACTTATAATAGCAGAGTATTTGGTTATAAAAATACTTCTTCTGTTATTACAGAATTGAAAGCAACATCTGGAGCAAATAATACTTTTAAAATAGGTGGTACTGGATTTGGTAACTATGCATCAAAAAATTATGCTTTTGCTTTTATAGCAGATTTATTTGATGCTGCAGAAATGATAAATGTTTATAATATTAATCAAACATTTCAAACAACTTTATTGAGAAACGTATGATACAAGTAGGATTATTGACATTAGCACAAAAAAATGATATATTTGAAATGCTATTTGATGATGATAGTTATTTCAATCCAATCCAGGATGCTGATGATAACTGGATTATTAGTATTGAAGAAATAGAATTTTGTACTGTTGAGCAGTTTCAATGGGTAAAACAATTACCTTTGATTGAATTTAAACCTAAAGATGTTTCATTAACATGATGATAATTATTTATATTTTTGTTGTTGCCTGTTGCATAAACTTTCTGCATTACTGTATTGGTTCTCCTATCCAGGGTGAATTTTTTACCGGTAGAATATTGTCAGTTTATGGAAGATGGATTTCAGAAAAATATAATGACTTTGAAGAAAAAGAAAAGAAACGTGTTTATAGCGTTTTTGATGCGTGGAAACAAGGAATGGACATAAAACTACAGAATGACTTAAAAAGTGCTGCTAAAACCGAAACAGAGGATATTTACAAGCATTTTATAGACAAAGTAGATAAAGAATATAAAAGAATAGAACATAAGATGAAACCTAATCCTTTTTCAATGCTTGGTGCTTGTCCAATTTGTTTTGGTACCTGGATTGGTTTATTTTTATGGACAGCAATATGTCTATTAAATCCGCTTCCATTATGGTGGGTTTTGATAGGTTCTCCCACATCAGTTGTTTTTTCACGTTATATCAAAATCAAATGAAACACATTTTATTATTTACCGGAATTGGATTGACCACAGAATTATGTAAGCAGGTTGACATAATGAAACCATTGATTGCAGGTTTATTTATTCTGTTAGCTTTAGATTTAATTACAGGAATCAGAAAGGCTGCATTAAATAAAAAAGCAATAACATCAGGTGGATTAAGAAGATCAATCAGTAAATTCTTAGAATATTCTATTGCTATTCTTGCTTCGCAAGTGTTTACATTTGTTTTTAAACTGGATATAACATTGTCTTATTATGTAGCTTTATTTATTGCTACAATCGAATTGAAAAGCATCTTTGAAAATATATCTGAAACAACTGGTGTTGATTTATGGAAAGGAATAAGAAAATTGATTCCATCATTATCACAACTGGAAGAAGAAAAGAAGAAAAAGAAAGAAAAAGAAACTGAAAACAATGGCTGATAGTTACACAGATTATCCACAAGCAGCAAGAGATAATGCTAAAGCTGCACTAAGATATGCAGAAGAATATGGATGGGGTTCATGTGGCACTCCGGTTGGTAAAATTAGAGCTAATCAGTTAGCAAATGGTGAGCCTATAAGCAGAGAAACCATACAAAGGATGGCACTCTTTGAAAGACATAGACAAAATTCAACAAGAAGATTAGGTGAGGGTTGTGGTAGATTGATGTGGTTAGCCTGGGGAGGTGATGAAGGTATTGCCTGGGCGCAACGTAAAATAGAACAATTAGACAATGAAAGTGAGTTTTGATTATGATGATACTCTTACAACTGATAAAGGAAAAGAGTTATTAAAAAGAAGACAGCAACAAGGTGATGAAATATTTATCATTACTGCGAGGAGAAGATCAGTAGAAGTTATTGATTTTGCAAGAAAGTATGGAATAAACAATGTTTATTTTACTTCCGGTGCTGATAAATATCAAATAATTGATGAATTAGATATAGATGTTCATTATGATAATAATGCTGAACAAATAAGAAAAATAAATGAATTTACAAATTGCCGAGGCATATTAATTTAATCTCTGTTTCTTGCGTTCCTTTGTCTGCGACAGGGCTGATGTATTTCAGTCCTGTTTTTTTATCAGCAGTTGTGACTTATCACTAAATCTTATTACTGTTGCTATCTCATAAATTAAGTGAGATTCAAAATAAGTTTTAGCTGCCATCTGTGTATTGTTTTCTGTATCGTAAATAATCGCTTCATACGGATTAAAATACACAAGTGAACAATGACTATGACTAAACATAAATAATGGCACTAAAGCGTTATTTTGTGGCAATACAGAGCATCTATTTAGGTCATGCCAGGTTAAATGTTTATATCCTACTAAAACTGGATAGATTGTATATTCTTCCGGTAACATTCGCTGTATGTCACCCATAGTGTAACCTGTTTCATTATCTTGAAACTGATTATAATCATTATCCGGAAATAATGTCTGTACTGACTTAACTACACAATTCATATTTCTATTAGTGTAAAGTTTGTAAGCTGATTCGCTTTAAATATTTTAATCGCTTCAAACCATCTTGAATCAGGTACTATTAAACATCCTGCAGACCAGTTATCAACAATAGAACCAATACCACCTCTGTGAAAGTTTATTCCGAATAATCCTTTAGTCTTAATATTTTTATCAATAGTAGTGTTTTTATTACTATCTCTATAAATTTCAATTACTCCTAATTGGTAGAAGTAAGGAGCACCTAACCAAAGACTTGACCAGGTACCGGATGTGATAAATTTGTGAGAGTTTAAAACTTGTTGTTCTGTTGCTACTGCAGTTCCGGTTATTCCACCTGATGTGATAGGATTATAAACATAGAAATTACCTGCTTTAGTGCTACATGGTAAAATCATATCAGCAACCGTACGGTTAAATCGTACACATACATCAGAAAATTTATTATCGAAGTTCTGTGTTAGTCTTAACCAAACAAATTCTGTTTGTGGTTGCTGCCATTTCCGGATGCTGATTAGATCGGTAATAAATTGTTTTGTAGCATTAAGTGTTAATGGTCCTACAATGCCATCTACATTACCGGAATAATATCCTTTATCTTTTAGAATTGTTTGCAAGTTTTTCATATCGTATCAAATCTATCTAATTTGTGAGTAACTATTATTTCACCAAGAACTTTCCAATAATCTGAATGTGCTGCATAACCTCTGCAATTAGCTATCCAATGCTTCCAGTTCTTACCTACCATAGATTTATAGTGATAAGCTAAGAATTTAGCATGATCAACATAAGAATCATAAACTGATGAATATTTTCTGAATGCTACATCTTTATTTACCCGGTAAACATCACCTTTCCAATTAGAAAATGCCATTATTCCAAAGCAGTTATTAGATTTCTTTGCAAGATTAGAATAACCATATCCTGATTCGACCATTGCCTGTGCTAACTGGATTGAAGCAGGTATTTTGTATTCCTGCTGACAATTGAAAGCAAATACATAATGAAAGTAAATTATAATTGTTTTAAGCATCTTGATATGTTTTTACAAAGTCATCAAAATTTTTAAATGTCTTATAAGACTTATAAAGTATTTTTTGTATCAGAGCATCATGCTGATGAAGATAAACATATTTTATTTTATCTATTGTAATACTACCATATAGATTAGCAACTATTGAATAATTAGTGTTTTTAACGTTCAGTATTATTTTCATCCTTTATAAATATTCCATTTACTGTTTTACCAGTTCTGTTTTTAATTGTTTCATAAGCTGATTCAAGACATTTATCTGAATCAAGATTGTATAATTCAGATAAGATTATCAAAACTACCTGGACATCTCCAATGCTGTCTATAATCTGAACAATGTCATTTTTAGCAATTCCTTGTGCTAATTCTCCTACTTCTTCAATGAGCTTTATAAACTGCTTTTGTCTATTTAATGGATCTAATAGGTTCCGCTGTTTTGCCCAATTCAAAATCTGTTCTTTCATAACTACTAAATATTGGTATTACTGAATAAAATTTTTTATCATTTGGAATATTCTTTCTTGCTTCGGTTGCTGTATCGTACATTGCCAATAACATAAGATTGCAAGTTTCAGCATCAACTACAAATAATCCGTATTTTATCATTGGTTGTTCCATCTACATTTTGTCATAATAACATTTGTTAAATAAAAACATCATTTGCTGATATAAATGCTCATTTTCATCAGGACTTATCAAATTATATTTTATTATTTCGCCATTTTCAAGAAGATAATTATGAGCAATTGATTCTTCTTCTGACCAAGATAACAAAGATATTTGAACTGTATTGTGTTTTACTGATAGCATCTTAAAAACATTCAAAGGATAACCATCATGTGTTTCAAAATATACTGTGTTATCCGCTTCTAAAATCTGATGTAGAGCATTACTTGTACATCCCCAGTTTTTTTCTCTCCAATCAGGAATATTTTTAAGTTTAGATGGCTGATTCATGATTCTATCAAAAGCTACTTTCTTTCCATAGTTTTTGTAGTACCTAAACATACTGTGAAAACATTCATCTGTCGGATTATAAATCTTCACCCTGTTTATAAACTGGTTGTCCATAGGTCTTAATATGTCTTTTAATATACCAAATAGCTTTCTCTAAATCTTCAATTGTTTTCTGATCATCTTTCTTTCCTGCTCTTGAAATATATTTTACAGCATTGCCAAGATGAAAGTTAAGGTTCCAGGCTTCAATTACTTTAATTGCTTCGTATTGATTTTCTTCACCACCATAATGTGCCGGATGATTTACTGATTCTTTCATACCTGAATAGCCTTTAAAGTATGTTCAAATGGATTATTTTCTATTTCTAATACTAACCTTAACATTTCAGCTGCAATCTCTCTAATCTCAAGCTGTGCATGTTCAGAGTTACGAAGTTTCAGAAAGTTAGCAAAGCTACGAATATTAAACATAACATCAGACTGAATCTGACTATTATAGGTCTTAAAATATCTTGCTGATTCTTTAGCACGTTTGCGACCAAGAATAGGAGTTAAATCTGATAATGCTCTATGATATAATTCATTAGATTCTTTAGTAAATTTTTCTAATGTCTGTAACCAAGATTCTTGTGTAGCATTATCTCTAATTCCTTTCCAATCTTCCGGCAAATAATACTTATCTTCTTTCAGTTCCTTATACCTTGCTGATTCTGCATTCAGACTGCTTATTCTATGCTTTAGCAGGTGAATGTGACTTGCAATATCACAATTAACCAGGAAGTGAACAGAACCTTTCTCAAATGGTGTTTCATGACCATTAGACCACAATTCAGATATAAGTTTTGGTATTCGCTTCCGTTTATCTTCGGTTAATTCTCTACTTGTAGATGTCCAGGCAGAGCAGGCTATTATTTCATCAGATCCGTAATATCCTAATAATGTTACTGTGTTATTCATTCAATAAGTTTATCTATGTTAATATCATATTTTTCAAGTTCATCATAAAGAGATTCAAAGACTAATTTAACTATATCGTAACTATCCAATTTAATCCCTTTTGCTTCGTTAGATTCTATTCGCCATTCAATGTTTTTCCTGGACTGATAAAAGCACCATAATGCTAAAGCCATGTCCTGTGATTTAACACATCTCGTGTGTGCTAATTGGTCTGAAAAATCATCTAAATTAAATTCTAATATTGCTTTCATATCGTTTCGTTGATGTCACCATTTTGTTGATGTCACCATAATGGTTTATAAATCTTTATTCAATTCATTGTAAACTTCAAACCACCAGTCAAAGGTAGAGTTAAGTTCTGTGTTGAATGGATTTGAATGCGGATTACCGGATAAGATATGTCTAACTGTTATCCTTGCTGCTTTAATTGCAATCAAAGTACATAGAATTTCATTACCACATTCGGTATCTTCATCCTGGAGCAGGTTTTTAAATTCTGCTATTAACTGCTCTGCTTTTTCTTTCGGTGTCATTTTAATATTTTTTATAAGTTTCATTGTAATATTTTTCAGGCTCGTAAACATCAACATCATCATATCCTTTGTCATAAGCTTTTACTATTTGCTCCTTTTCCATTATTAAGGCTTGTTGGATTTCTTCTTTCCATACTTCTGTATGTTCGCCACATATCTGCTGGATTAACCATTCTACTGCTGTCATTGGTTATTTGTTTTATAGGTTTCATTGTAATATTTTTCTGATTCAGTTAATGGAGAAATAATGTCATTAAATTCTGTATGTATTCCAAAATACATAGCATCAATTATCTGTTCTTTCTCTATCTCCAAATACTTATAAAAATTGCTTACAAATTCTCTACCCTGTGCTGTATTTAGGTCAAATAGATTAGGATAGTGTTGTTCAATATCTCTCATGACCTGCTGGAGTGCTGTTAGTTGTTCCATGTTGTTTGTTTTAAGTTATCAGAGTGACATTGATGCCCCTCTGTTAAAAATATCCGCCATAAGGTGAGGCTTAGCGATTAGTTATGCTCCATGCCCGCCGACCCGCTTATTCCAAGCTTCGATTGACCATTTAGCAAGTTGTTCACTTCCTGACCTAATGCCAGCATTAACCATTATTGCCCTGCACCCTTTGCATTTAATCTCAACTTTTCGCTTCTTTGAATAGTCGTTACCAATAAATGTAAGTTGTGGCTCTCCTCCGCAAAAAGGGCACGAGAGCATAACATCGGCTAAAAAATCATTGCCGCTGTGTGGTTTATATGTAGTTTGTTCCATTTTATTAACTGTATTTAAGTTTGATAATATTGTTCATTAAATCGGCAACGCTTTTTAGCCGCAGCCGTTATAAGTCAGTTTTCACATAAGCATTGCAATTATGACAATATACTGGCACTAAGCTATCCTTTTCAAGTTCGGCATTTCTGCAAGTGCAAACCGAACTTATAACAAGCGGTTGGCGCAATGCTTCGTTAATTGCATCTAAGATACTTTTTTTCATCCCTTCTCCTATTTCGTTCCATTCGTATTGAACAAAACGGTGGTAAATTTCTTCTGCTTTTGTCATATTTTTGTTTTAAATTATTTGAGTTGTAAAGTAATACTTTACTACTGGTTTTGAAAAAAATTGTCAGGACAGGATTCGAACCTGCATCCCCATACTATTGGGTAAACGGATTTGCACCGTATGTTAACTTTACACTACCTGACTTTTTATACCGTTCCTGCCTACTTTATGTACATACGGTAAAAGATGCATCCTCATAACCTTCGGGCAGGTAAGTTATAAAAAAAAGGCTGATGTCGTAATTACAGATTCTATCCATAAACACAGCGAGATTCAGAAACATCATTTTCGCCACACCTTTTATAAGACCACAAAGCTGTTCTAATGGGAAGCTGTTATGGTACGGTTAATATCTCAACGATACTTTTTCTCTGCTTCTATAATTAAATATTTCTTCAATGACTTCTTTGTATTGAGTAACATTATTACAATGTGTCAAAGCAGATGGATTTAATTTTAATTTCTGTATAAATTGATTATGATTATAATTTTGATGTTTAAACATGTGAATGATTGAATAAATAAAAATTCTTCTATTAAAGCCATCATAATAAGGTTTAATTTCTAATATTTTTTCAGCATAAACGCATGCTAATTGATAATCATGTATTTCAAGTTCTCCATTTTCAAAAAATCTTTTTACAAAAGTTCCACTTTTATTTTTTTCACTTTTAAATAAAATATTTTTTGTACTAGGACAACGACCAGTTTTATTTGTTAACATAGCAATAGC